GACGCTCTTCCGATCTCTAATCCCTGCTTGTATACCTGTGCAGTCTGGACCATGTCGTTGGCCAATTGTACAGAATCAGGCAATTCAGTCACATCGTAGCCACTAGATCTCAAACCGTAATTGCCATGTGCATTGGAGCCTGCTACAGAACGAATTTGTCCGCCGTTGTTGGCCCAATAGTGAGTATGACAATAATATGTAAATGTTGAAACTTGTTCAGTTACGCCGCCGTTGGTGGCCACAATCGCATAACCCAAGTCGTTAATCATAGCAAAGTCATTGGCCAGCATTGATCGATTACCGCCCATCTCAATGTTAATACCAGTGCCGCCTCCAGCATCTAGGTAACTGATGACTCCGTTTTGGATAGAAGTTTTTGCAGACACAATAGCGCCAGCATCCAGTATGCGCTGGCTATTTTGTCCAGCTGTGGTAGGTGCTGTTCTACTTGGTACAGTACCGCTCACTGTTAATTTTAAGTTAGTGCTAGTTAGCGTGGCAGTTGCACTCATAACAACAATATTAGTTACTGGATCATATGATACAATAGTTGTTCCTGCAGGCACACCAGCATTGACTGCGCTGGCAATTGTTGCTCCATTTATCAGCGCAGGATTGTATGACACATTGGTTATGTTAGCAGATCCTGATGTAATAGTACCAATTATGGAATTATTAAAATTGCCATCCAATATGTAATCAATGGCCAAACTAGCCAAGTTGGCCAGTATAGTTCCTTGCGCTGAAGTGGCCACAGGCAAATTAGTAACTTGCGGAGATACATTTCCCACCGTTGGTGTAACAGTGGTATTTACTACCACTGACTTTACCAAAGATATCAGTTTAGAAATTGCAGGTGAATACAAGTACTCCAACCCTGCAATCTGACTAACACTGTTGCTGTAATAGAATTGTGCAATATCTCTAGTTGCACTGTTGCCGCCGTATAACAAATCATAAGTCATTGCATCAATCAAATACCCCATGCGCTGACTCAAATCAAATGCACTATATCCCAAGTATCCTCTAGTGGCAAAGTTACTTGCAACCCATGCAACTAACTCGTCTCGAATAAATTGTTTGTTGGCTTTTAATATGTTTACTGCACGTGATACGTTAGTGGCCACACCAATGGGCTCTGGGAATGTGGCCGCAGGCAATGCTGCCAAGCCGGAAGATATCATGTCAGTGATAGTGGTCATCTGACTGGTTATGATACCACGAGAAGTGCCATTTGAAATGGCTGCGTTCATCAAGTCTCGAGTTTTGTTCAACCCGGCCAGCAGATATGTCTGTTTAATTCCCACCACAACATTTGCAGTTTGAAGATAATACAATCCTGTTTTGATGCTTTGGAAATTAGATCCCAGTACTAAGTCATTGGTTAAATCGTCGATGCGCAAGCCAACAGCAGTTGAGAAATTAGCAGTGTTATAAATGTTAACGGTGTTAAATGGTGTTGACACATCCAATGTCAATACAACTGTGTATGTGGCTGGATCAAAACTAACAACATCGTTAACTTGGAAACGATTACCTTGCACATAAAACACACAAGGTGCTTGTGGTGGACGAATGTCTAATCCACTGTTTACGGAACCAGTTACAGTTACAGTGATACCTGCATCGGCCACATTGGTAATGGTGCCAAACAATCTACCAGCAAATCCGTCAACAAATTGTCCGCCACGAAATGCCTGTCGATTTACCGATTGGCTAAAACTTGAACAAACTTGTCCATACGGTGATTTAGTTTTAATTTGGCCTTCTGGATCCAGCACCATGGCAAACCCACCATGCCCTTGGAATGTTATATTGCTAACTCTTACTGCATCTCCACACAAAATAACGTCAATGTCTCGATTATTTTTGGCAGTGCTTGTTATGTCTAATGGATCGGTCAAATAATGTCTGCCGTAATTATATGTTCCATACAAATGCCAATTACCAGAAGCATAAGTTGTTTTGGCGGCAAACGGATAGATAACTGAGCAGTTCATAGTATTTCCTGCTACAGATTCAACCACAGCTTTACCAGGAGGAACATTATTGTCTTGAACAATTTTTCCAATCCAATTGGCCTGGGCCTGCCCAGAGCCCAACGTGATAATAATTTTATCTGTGGTACTGCCCAATGTAATGCTAGTGGCAGATGCATAATCAACTGATGTATTGGTCAATCCAATTTGTAGTCCGTCGATAACCGCATCTCGGTAAAAGAAAATCTTTCTCCAAGGCGATTGCGAAATTCTATCCAATGGACGAATAATTGTTCGACGGAATTCATCGCCTTTGATACTACAGTTAGCGGGCAAACGTATTGGGTAGTCTTCATAGTATACTCCGCTTTCAACAAAAATAGTAATGTTGAGATCTTTAACAGTTTCACCAAATTCCATCTGCTCAGTTGTTTGAAAGAAAGCAGGTTTAGTTAATCTAACTTGAATAGAATCTGTACTTGCACCACTGCCTGGCAAATATTTCACAATAGTACCTGCCGCACCCGATGTACTACCTAACAATATCTTGGCAGGAATAATGTGAACGCTGCCAGGAGATCCTTGATCCACATAGCCGTTGCCGCCGTTGCCAAACACCACAGTGTATATACCAGTGCCAAACGATGCCGCAGGAGCTGAACCATATCCATTAGTAATGATACTAAGGATGGTATTCATATTATTAGTCAGAGTGGTTTTTGCTGGTGCTGATGCAGTCAATGACACATTGAACACTTGAGTAACCAATGATTGAAAGCGGGTAGCGGAAGTTTGATTTAATACTTGCAATGCCAAATTCTTAGCAAAAGTTAAACCATCAACAGTTTCTGTTAATTGTGTTGTGATAGCTAGTCTAGCACTGGCACTTTTGTAATAACTTTTACCAGCAGTAACAGTTTGATAATTGCCACCTGTTAGTAAATCAATGCGCATACCTTCAATAATATAGCCAATATCTCTATAACAAGTTACTTCGTTATAATTAAATCCGCCTTTGTATTTTGCAGTTAAGTAGTTGACCACACTGGCTGATATTGATGCCTTGTTACCAATAATAGTTGTTCGTGCGGCTTTGTATACACTATCAAATCCATCTAAGGTTGGATACACATACACCAATGATGTGTTGTTTTGAATGATAGTTGAAATATTTGAAAATCTTTCATTTATGGTTGATTGTGCCGCACTACCGCCAACCCATATGATGTTAAATGCTTGACTAACAGCACCTTGGAATGTAGGAGTTACTACGGAATTAGACGACACCAGTGATGCTATATTCTGTAAACGACCAATTGCTTGTGCATAGATGCTACGTTCATTGCTTGACAGCGTTGATACTCCGTTAATCCAGTACTCGTAACCAGTTGGCAAACTACCTGAATTTCCACCATAGGTAATATCATATGCAATTGCTTCTATAAAATAATTGAGTCTGCGTTTAAAAGATGCAACTCCTTCTGAGGGAACAAAAGTAGGAGTTTGTACCAGCTGCCAAGCATATGTTTCTTCTACTAGGAAATTGCTGTTGGCCAGTAGTGCTTGTCTAGCATAAGTATAACCTGCATCTAATCCAGATGGACTAACATATGTAGGAACAGATCGAGAACCAATACCCAATGTTAATATATTTTTTATTGTGTTAAAATTAGCAGTAATAATACCGTTTATAACATCGTTATTAATAACAGAAAAACTTGTGTTAGAATTAATGTATGCAGTGGCCGCCGTTTTTAATGCTGTTTTTTGGGACACAATATCAGTTCTTGCTGTTAGCAACACAGACGATACAGCACTGATTGTGGGAAGCACAACTGTGGGAGTTGGCACACTATTTGCATTGACAATGCCAGCAATAGAAGCTATGTTTGCTGAAATGCTGCCTGAAGCGGCCGAGCCGCCCAGCACAGTTTCGTTTGTGTATTGTCTAAAACTGGTTTGATACACAGTTGCAGGCTGAGCGTTGATAATAATGGCTTGTGCTAAATTATTTACGTAGTTGATAGCCGCAACCCATGATTCTTTTTCTGAACTTAATAATTGATAAACTCCGCCCTGCCAGTATTGCAAACCAGTGTACACACTTTGCTGATTCCCACCATACATCAAATCGTATACTACACTCCAAACTATGTAGTTTATATCGCGTTCACTGCGTGTTTTGCTGTATGCAACTATTGGAAAGTTTGCTTTTAAGTAAGCAGTAATTTCAGCTTGAATAAACGGTATGTTAGCCAACAACAGATCTCTTGCACTAACTAATCCAGATGCAGTTCCTTGTAATCTTGGAAATGATACTGCTGGTATGTCACCGGTAGTCAATAAATTATTAATTAAGGTGATATTATTAGTGATGGATGACACAGCGTTTGTACTCAACGCTACTGATGGTATTGCTACTAGAGTAGTTTGTAAATTTGATAATGTAGCTTTGATTTCGTCAAGGTCTAATCCGGTATTGTATTGACCAAACGCCAGTGCAACTTGTATGCTTTGGAAAGACCCTTGAAAAACTAGATCGTAACATACAGCATCAATGACTGCGCCGATGTAATTTTGTGCATTGACAGTGCTGTAACTGTAGGCTAAAATTATGTTCTTGGCATAGTCAATACCATCCAACAGCTGAGTTAATTGTTCTGTAACTAGGTCTATGTAAATGGGATTGAATAATTTAGAAGCCTGCGTTACTGAATTGTAATTTGTGTTTAATACTAAATCGTAACCAATACCATCTACAATATTGCTTATGATTGAGTTATAACGTGCTGAATCAATTGGAATATAATTTACATATTTTTTATTAAGATACGCAATCGTTTCGCTTTGAATAAAACTTTTGTTAAGACGCAACAGTTCACTTGCGTGTTCGTAACCACTAACTCCAGCATTGCCGCCACTTAGTGTCACACTTTGTATAGTGCTGAATGTTTGATTAACGCCAACTGTGTAAGCAATTTTTTGTCTATAAGGTCCTGGCTCAAGGCTTGATAAGTTAATTAAACTTTCAGCGGCCAATGCTGCCTGGCCAACTGTTTTATAAGCATATTGCCAAAAACGTCCTTCTTTGCCCTCTGGGCTTTTTGTTTGATTGTCGTCACCACTAGTTGTTGATACAAACAAATTGATATTGCTGGAATAACTGTTGTTATCCACATAGTATTTGGTGGCCGCTTGCAAATCGTTAGCGCCATTTGGCGTGCCAAAGCCTTCCAATGGAGCTGGATGATCGCTAAGAGTCAATGGCCCAGTCATCTTGTCACCGCCGCGATACACTGTATCTTTGCGTTGCATTACCTCAGTAGATACATAATTACCAGTCAAAGTTTTATCGTAATCTGGGTCATTGATTTGAGGAATAGCTGGTTCATTTCTTGCTCTCAAAGCATCAGTAATATATCCATTTGAAACAGCAACATAATGACTGTCTGCATAACCTTTGTTAATGGCCAGTTGTGAAAGAGTAGTTGACACACCCAAGCTGGCGTAGGATGCATTGAACGCATCAACTAAGGCCTGACTGGGATTTGCTAATCGAGCAATAGTAAAATTATTTGCATTTAAGTTCAGTCCTAGGCTAGGTGCGCTATCGCCGATCAATCCCGCCGTAGTCGATCTAATAGTTACACTAGCGTTGTTAGTTTTATCAATTGCAATACCAGCACCAGCCACTAGGTCTCTAGCAGTTAATGTTGTCCCGGTAGTGTCAGACATGATTACTTGATTAGCCGAATAACTGGTAGGAGTATCTCCCAAATCGGTGAATCTAATAGTACCGCCTAGTCCGAAGACTGAGTAAATCTCATTAAAGTTTTCATTTACTTTACGGAAAGATTCGCGAATACTGTCGCCCGTACCGTCATTACCTTGTACGCCAATGTCAATTAGTTGTTGTGTCATTTGTCTTTAAACTCCGAAACTTGAACCGCACCCGCAAGTTGTAGTTGCGTTAGGGTTCTTTATGCTGAATGAACTGCCCTGTAAATCTTCTTTATAATCTATTTCTGCACCTGACAGATACTGCATACTCATTGCATCCACAAGTACACGAAACTCGTCCAGTGGAACTTCAAAATCATCTTCGTTTGCTACATCATCAAAAGTAAATCCATAGCTGAAACCACTACAGCCACCGCCTTGCACAAATGTGCGTAATGCTAGTTTGGGATTGTTCTCTTCCGAGAGTAAATCTTTAATTTTTGTCTTTGCTGACTGAGAAATAGTGATCATATTTGTCCTTGATTGAATATTTATCAAAGGATTTTATAACCTTAATGTAAATACAGTTATGTATATTGGAAC